CTTGCCGGCACCCCAACGTGGAACTGCGGTTAGCGTACCGCTGGGTACTCGAGCAGATGTCTTTGTTGACAAAGACGCGACGAGTTCGATTGGTGTATGGAGCACAATCGCTAGCGATTATTTGCTCCTGGATGATAAAGACCCGCAAATTGGTCTTATCTCTACAACTACCACAGCGCCGTTCGCGTTATACGCGGACTTGGCAGGCGCGACCGCAGCCAACGTTAACGACATTCGTTTGGCATTCGCCACACAACACGTACTCGAGCGTGATGCTCGAGCGGGTACTCGATATGTCGAATCGCTGAAAGCTCGTTGGGGCGTAACCTCTCCTGATTTCCGTCTGCAACGCGCGGAATATCTGGGTGGTGGGACGACAGCGGTAAATGTGGTACCCGTTCAACAGCAATCGGGACAACCAACGCCAGCGGCAAACGATAAACTGGGCAACCTGGCCGCATACGGCACGGTGGCCGGTAATCATTCATGGTCAAAATCGTTTGTAGAGCATGGCGTGGTTATTATCCTGGGCAATCTTCGCGGCGACATAACCTATTCTCAGGGTGTCGATCGCTACTTCTCAAAATCAACTCGTTATGATTTTGTATATCCCGAGTTAGTAAACATCGGCGAACAAGCCGTGCTTAACTCGGAAATTTGGATAACCGGTACCGGGACTCCGGCGACTGATGATTTGGTGTTCGGCTACACTGGCCGATACGATGAACATCGATACCTCAGTTCAAAAATAACAAATATAATGCGCTCTGCAACAAGTGGCGGCGTTGCGATGTCCGGGACTCTCGAGGCTTGGCATCTGTCCGAGGACTTCGCGACATTGCCGGCCTTGGGCGCAACTTTCATTGAAGCAAATACAGGCGTACCGTTGGATCGTGCAATAGCGATCAACACAGAACCGCACATGATTGCAGATTTCTATCACCATATAAGAGCAGCCAGACCTTTGCCGACGTTCGGCGTACCTGGCTTAACGCGTCTGTAATGTCAATTATAGGTGATGCATTACCGGCCGTTATTGGCGGTCTCTTTGGAGCCGCCGGTCAAAGCTCGGCGAATAGAGCTAACCAGAGGTTGGCGGAGGAAAATCGCGCCTTTCAAGAACGCATGTCGAGTACTGCGGTTCAACGGCGCATGGCCGACTTAAAATCGGCCGGTATAAATCCAATTCTTGCTGGAAAATTCGACGCGTCTTCGCCTGCTGGTAGCATGGCGACAATGGGTAATACCGGGTTAGCCGGTGTGCAGGGCGCGGAGAGCGCCCAAAACGCCGCGAATAAATACACGGAACGGAAAAATATAAAAATGCAACACAATTTGCAAATTTCAACAATTGGTAAGTTAGCGGCTGAAAAGGCATTGATCCTTTACAATGCCAATACCGCGCAACAACAATCTATCCAGGCTAAAATTCAAACAGAACTCGATTTGAAATTAAAAAAACTGGATGCGCAAATATACTCTGGGGTAGAAGGTAAACTTCTTCGCTGTGCTCAACTTTACCAATCTCCCGCGAATACTGCGCGGCAAATGATGAGGAATCCGTAATGTCAATGAATGGACCACTGAAACAAGTCCGAAAGTATACTGATGGACGCACCAAGCAATGCTTCAAAAATGAGTGCGACATTGTAAAGATAATGGCTCGAGCCGATAAGGCCGGGTCCATTTCACATCTGGAAAAATTCCAAGGCGTGTACGCCGATTATTCAGATGTAGACTTTCATACAATGACTACGCAACTCACAAAAGGGCGCGAAATCTTTGATGAGCTCCCTGCCGAACTTCGTCAAGAATTCGGCCAATCTCCCGCAAAATTCTTCGCCTATGTCAATGACCCGGCGAATATAGATGAATTGCGGAAAAAACTGCCTGGACTGGCTGAGCCAGGACGGCAACTTAATCAAACCGTCGCGCCGATGGCCGACGAAGAGGCCGTTATAACGGCCGCAAGCGAGCCTGTGGCGAGCGATAAACCAATACCAACTACGGTCGTGGCTGCGACCACGCCCGGACCCAAAAAGGCTCCTACGGAGCCACCTGCAATACCTGCAGAACAATAAGTACAGCTCTACTCGATGCTGTACTGGCGCACTGGTCCCTACCATGCGCCAAAACAATAAAATAGACCGGGACGGTCTAACAATACAGATCTACCGCGCAGCGGAACAACTGAGCGAAGCGAAAAAACTCGAGGGGCCCAGGCAAAGGGCTCTTAGCGCAGCGTGGTGCCCTTCCCTGGGCCCCGAGTTAACAAAAAAATAAAAAAAACAAAAAATCTGTATACTCGGGTTCTCAGAACGCATCGGCTCACGGAAACGCTCCCATGTATAAAAAAACACTAGCGCTGGTCCTCTTTCCAGCGCTTCTGATGGGCTGCTCCGTTACGTCCCTGCAATGCGGGACGGATGGAGACAGCTCCTTCATCAATCTCAATACCACACCTAAATTACTCTCGCAGAACGCCAGGACTATGGCGGAACTCTGCTCCTTTGCCTATGACCAGGAGGCAACATAATGCGACGTCGCAAAATGTCTAAACGCTCATCCAAGCGTAACTTTCGCCGCAACGCCGGCGTACATCCAAAAAACACCCGGACCCCGAACCAACGTGGCGGGTACCGGCTGTAGGGTGTGCCATGCTACACCCCTCTCCAAGGCTATAAGGACCCGGTAAGCGGTGGAATTCAATTCCATAAAGGCAATTCTTCGCAAGCGATGGAAGTGGCTTGTGGTCAGTGCCTTGGTTGTCGCGTGGATCACCGCATCATGTGGGCTATCCGTATCTGCCATGAGTCCAGTCTGTACCTCGATCAGCACGGCAATTCGTGGCTTACTCTCACTTACCGCGACCCCTCTGAATGTTCAGACGAACAATTCAAAAACGGCCAATATATACCGGCCGACTATTCTCTCAGACCGACAGACGTTCAAAAATTCATCCGCGCGCTACGCAAAAAAAATAAGGACCATAAAATACGGTACTTTTACTGCGGTGAATACGGCGATGAAAATCAGCGGCCGCATTACCACGTCTGTCTCTTTAATCACTCCTTCGACGATCAAAAATTATTCAAAGACGACGAAGGGTTCTATACGTATACCAGCCCTTCTCTCGAGGCGGCATGGCCGCACGGATTTTCAACCGTGGCTGAACTCAACTTCAATACAGCCAGCTATACCGCTGGCTACTGTTTCAAAAAAATTAACGGGCAAAGAGCTAACGAGCATTATTTGCGATGTGACGAGCATGGCGAGGCGTATTGGCTCTTACCCGAATACATACGAATGTCAACTGGTCGCAATAAACCGTGCGGATTAGGCGCAAAATTCTATGAAAAATATAAAACAGACATCTTCCCGACCGATTCAAGCCCGGTTCCCGGGCATGGGACGGTGCAACTCGTCCCTCGGTACTATGAAAATATACTCAAGGCACAACAGCCGGAACTCCTGGAAGAAGTCAAAACGCTACGCCAAAAATTCCTTGCAGATCATCTGGCCGATTTCACACCTGAACGGCTCAAAGACAAATACATTTGCGCGCGCGCAAAGCAGGACCACCTAAAGAGGACACTGTAATGAAAGTACAATGCTATGCAATCTTTGATTCATGCTCTGGCGTCTATGAAAAAGCTTTTTTCTCAACTGCTGATGATCTCGTAAAACGAGAATTCCAAGATGTTGCTACAGCGGCGGATCATCTAATCTCAAAACATCCCGAGCATTTCTCCTTGTGGAGACTCGGTGTGTTTAATAATGAAAATGGTGATATTCAAAACGAAAGGAATGAATGTCTTTGGACCGCTACGGAGGCTATTGGACAAGCCCAGGTAGTCGATCCTGGGCAAATGGATCTTCTGGAAAAGAAGGTCAATGGCGACGATCCCTATGACAAATTAATTACTCAGGCAGAATAATGCGAACACAACATAGCTTCTCCCAAACTCCGAGCGTGAATATTCCACGCTCTACTTTCAATCTTTCGCATGGGCACAAGACCGCGTTTGACGCGGATGATTTAGTGCCAATCTGTCAACCAATCGACATTATCCCGGGAGATACTTTCCGGGTAACAACGAATTTCTTTATGCGGCTAGCGACGCCGTTATTCCCGATCTTAGATAATTTGTACTTCGATACGTTCGCGTTCTTTGTGCCATATCGGACGATTTGGAGTAATCATGAACGCTTCCATGGGGCCCAGGACGATCCGGGTGATTCGATATCGTTTACAATTCCGATCTGCGCCGGGGCTACAGCCGCGGGGCGCACGGACGTTGGGGCCCTATGGGATATGTTCGGACTTCCGCCATTAGCGATACCGGACGATGTTCCGGTATCGTGTCTTCCATTTCGGGCATACACAAAAATCTATAATGATTGGTTCCGTTCGGCGACACTTCAGGACACTTGGATCGAAAATACCGGGAACGGACCTGACACGCTTTCAAGCGGGTCTTTGGCGGGGAATATACGACCAACACCATTCAAACGCGGAAAGCGTTTTGATTATTTCACTTCATGCTTGCCGGCACCCCAACGTGGAACTGCGGTTAATCAGGAGAGGTTACGCCCCAACGAGCTTTCAGCGATTCGACATATCGA